GGTCTCCGCGTATCGTTCTAATGAATAGAGTTTTGATGGGTTCTCTAAAAACCCATCATCCATAGGATATACATGAATACATCATATGATGATACAATACCAGAAACAAAAGAAGTCTTTACTCATAGGCGATTGCTTGAAGTAAAGGCTAATTTCATAGGAACAAGTGGTGTTGTAGATAAATCAAAAATACTTTATTCAGATTTTGAGAAAACCTATGGTAAGTATACTTTTATTCCTTTTGCCATACCAAAAATTCTACCAAATGACATAGGAAAATTTAAAGAGTTTTTTTATAGTCGTTGTAAATTTTCTGATAAAGATGTTGTTGATTTCATATCAGTAAAAGAAATGCGAGGTGATGTTCGCATATATGAAACGATAGATAGTTTTTCTCCTAACTGGCAACCAGTTTGGACAAAGAATGTTCACATAGAAGTGTATAAAGAATTCCCTGAATTTTTTGAACAGATACATGAATATATGCCTTGGGTTGGAGGAAAATTGTTTCATTGGAATATGTGGTCAAGTGCTAAGAACATTCCATCACATAGAGACTATACAAGCCTGATTGATGTACCACACGCTATGCGTATAAAAATCTATGATGAAAATCCATCAGAGACTTTAAAATTAAAAATTGATCCATTACGACAACATGATAACACCTTTGAATTCATATCTGTGCCTGAAGATACAAATTCATTTGCTTGGAACAATTTAAGAACTAAACATGAAAGTATTTTTACTCCTCCCCATAGAAAAATTTTGTTTATTTGGAGGGATGTGTTACGCGATGAAAAGCAAGTGACGCAGCTTGCTGATTTGTTTGATAGAAGTATCGCAAAGTATAAAGATCAAGTGATGATTGATGACAATCCACCTACAGATTATTTGAACATATGAATATTACCTCTGTGAAAGAACCATTTCCATATTTGCTCATAGATGATTACTATGATGAACTGCATTTAAATTTTATTTGGCAAGAATTAGATTTTCTTTCTTATCAACATAAATTTAAAGATGGTTCATTATCAAATACAGAGAAAGATCGTGATGGTGTTTCTGTTAAACAAACAAAGTGTATTTACCTAGATAATGTTTATGCTGATAGAAACATATCGAACATTCTTCACGCAAATCGTAAGTTATTCTCAAATGAAATTAAGAAGGCTTTCTCTGATCTATCTTTCGGTTATGATTATTTTCGAAAGTGTAATTTAGACTATACTACACTTACTTTGTATGATGAAGATGACTACTATTTACCACATGATGATTTTTCTATCTACACCGCAATAACTTGGTTTTATAGAGAGCCTAAGAAGTTTACAAATGGCGATTTAATTTTTTCTGATTATGACCATAGCGTTGAAGTGAAAAATAATAGAATGGTTATGTTTCCTTCCCATATTCTACATCAAGTAGATAGACTTGAGTTTGATAATACACCAAGAACATTTGGTGATGGTCGTTATGCTATTAGTCAATTCGTTTCTAGGAATTTAGTGCGATGAAAATTTACATTGGTCCGTATAAAAATTGGATTGGTCCATATCAGATTGCCAAAGCCCTTTGCTTTTGGGCACCAACAGTCAAAGATGAGTATGGATTTAAAGATAAACCAGAATGGGTTCACAATTTTGGTCAATGGCTTGGAGAAAACAAGGATGGTAGTGATTCTTGGTTGTCTAAACTTTGTCAATTCATTGAATCAAAGCGTGAGCGCACAATCAAAATTCGTATTGACAAGTATGACACCTGGAACATGGAGTCTACTCTTGCTCTGATTATTCTTCCAATGCTCAAGCAATTGAAAGAAACAAAGCATGGTGCACCTTTCGTTGATGACAAAGATGTTCCTGTTGAGTTGCGTAGCACTTCTGCACCCCCAAAGAAAGAAGAATACGACACAGATGACAATCATTTTGCCCGTTGGGATTATGTTTTGGATGAAATGATTTGGGCGTTTGAACAGAAGACTATTGATTGGGAACAGCAATACTATTCTGGTGAGCATGATATTCTATGGGTGCCTTCTGATACATTAGACAAGAATGGAAAAGCCTCTTTCATGGAAATGAAGAAAGGTCCAAAAGATACTTTCAAGATTGATAGCAAGCGTCTAGCGAAACATCAGAAAAGAATGAGTAATGGTTTTCGTTTGTTTGGTAGATATTATGAAGGACTTTGGGACTAAATAATTAACCAGCAATCACACACAAAGCTGGTTAACACACACAGGAGAAATTTATGTCTAATATGACACCGTTCGAAATTCGCCTTGAACTTTTAAAAATGGCGAAAGAAATGCTTTCTGATGACTACTACGGTAAGAGAGAGCAAATCAGTAATGATTGGTCCATGCAATGTGAGACCGCAAAAATCAAAGGCGAAACCCCGCCTCCACACCCAGGCTTCCCACAGTATCCTTCTGAAGCGGACATTATCGCTAAGGCTCAGAGCCTTAATGGCTTCGTTTCGAATATTACTGTAGAAACAAAGGCAAGTAGGAAGTCTGCGTAACAAGAGGGGGTATGGCATCTCTCCATGCCCCCGCCTACACACAAGGAGAAACAATGCTTAGAAGCATATCACTTACTATCGCTATCGCAGTTACATTGATGGTATCTACAGTATACATGGTGGAGTCAACGAAATACTCACTTCCATTTAAGACATACTATAGCAGTCTGACGCCAGATGCCCGTGAAGAAGTAGAATGCCTAGCTGAAAATATTTACTTTGAGTCTGCGATGGAACCAACTGAAGGTAAACTTGCTGTTGCATTCGTTACAATGAATCGTTTAAAGAGTGGCAAATTTGCAGACAGTATCTGCGGTGTTGTCAAACAGAAGATTCGGAATGTTTGCCAATTCTCATGGTGGTGCGAAGACAAGCCCAAGGCAATAGCAACAAGCAAGGTCTTGACAAATGGTGACAACAAGTTGTATAATGCTATTCGTGATATAGCAATGTTCGTCTATATCAATTATGAAAGAGTATCAGATCCATCTAACGGTGCTATGTTCTATCATGCCGATTATGTTAACCCACGATGGCCAAACATGATTAGAACAAATGTCATTGGTAGACATATCTTTTATAACCGTAAATCATACGAAAAAGGAGAATTAGTATGAAAGAAGAATTGACAGTCCCAATTTGCATTACATTGATGGTACTTGCTTTAATTGCTTGTGTTAGTTATTACAATATTAGTGACAGAAAACTAATGTCACAAAACATTGATAGTGCAATCGCAAAAGGTATTGACCCACTATCAGTTCGTTGTTCTTATGCAAGTGAACGTGATGTAATCTGTGTTGCATTCGCCGCTTCGGCCCAATCGCACAATGTAGCAGCACAAGCTAAAAAATAATTAGGAAAATATTATGCAAATCAATTTGAGCATTTTTGATGAAGATGGTGAAGTGTCTTTGACTGGGAAATTTAATTTAGGAAATCGAACTAAACTCGAAATTCTAGATGCAATTGATAATTTGCTTTCAATCGCAAAAGATTATCAAGAATCTGCTACCTTAGAAGATGAAGACCTAGAAGAAGAATATGAAGCACAGGGAACTGAAGAAGAATATGCCCAACCATGGCAAGAGGTAGATAATAGTAATAAATCGTGGCAATGGACTGTCGACCAAATGACAAAAAATGTCACGCTGAAAGATGTAGATCCTGATGCCCACAAAAGATGAAATGGCTAAGTTTGCAAGGGCGATTGAAACCCTTGTTGCAACTACCGACTTAAATTATGTAGAAGCAATTGTTGAACATTGCAAAACAACCGGTCTTGAGATTGAGGTTGCGGCTTCGCTCGTAAACCAAAACCTAAAATCAAAGATTGAGAATGATGCGATGGACAAGAATATGCTCAAAGTGAAAAGTTCTCGACTTCCTATATGACAGGCTATGAAGCATTCTCTCTTTACGAATCTCTGAAACTCCATTTCTCAAAAGAATCCTATGATTTCTTTAAGTATAATGGTAAGACAAGAGTAAGTGTCCAATCGTTTGAGATTCGTAAAGACAAGTATTATTTTTACAGGTTATCACGCAAGTATCCAAACAAGGATAACTTGATTGATTTTCTTGTGGCTAACTTCCTTGAGGATGAAAACATTTGGATAGGGCAGTTGTTGGAAGAAGAAGCACACTTACAGTATCTCGTTAGGCAAAAAGTCATTCAGTCACTATCATACACCTTTGAAAATGATTGTAAACTTATGCTTGAAAGTTGTAAACTTATTTCTGAAAGTTGTAAACTTAATCCGAATGA